GTTTGCCGCCTGCGACTGGTGATACATCAGGCCGGCGTTGGCGATCGTCCCGAGCTGCGGGTTGATAATCGGCGTACCGGGAACGGTGATCCTGACGCTCATGGAGTTTTAACCTTCTTGAAGATCACCGACCAATTGTAGAGGGGATACGGCACGCCATAAGCGTCGCTGTAGTAGGAAACCGTGTCGTCGCTGTCGCGGATATTGCCACGCGAACCAGACGTGCGCCCGCTGGCAGTCGCGTAATTATAAACCTTGTGGGCATAGCTTACTGACCAGCTCGCCGGTAGGTCGGTCGCGGTGCGGATGGTGATCTTGTCCGCCGCGCTCACCCACACCCGGTTAATCGCGATTTCAACGCTTGAAGCGTTGAAGACCGCGAAGCCGTAATTGCCGGGATTGGTGATCAGCGCCTCGTCGATGACAATCGGCTTCACCGGCACCAGGTAGGTGATTTCCAGCTCGCGCACGCCGACTTGCTTCAGCGTCAGCGGTCGCAGTGGTTCCCAACGTTTACCGAGCGCGAACACGTGATGCAGCGCCTTGCCGAAATAGGCTCCGCAGTGCCGATAGCTGTGCGCCAGCAGATGCACGCCATCGATGGTGATGCTGTCCGCCCGCGAATAATTGAACGCATACATCGGGCAGACTAGAAACATGTCATTCGTCGTCTCATGCAGGTTGAGCATCGCCAGCGCCGGGAAAGGCTTCAGGTCCGGTATCGCCGCCGATGCATATTTGCTCTGGGTCGAGAGCTGATACATGAAAAACGGGATGGTGTCGGTCTGCCCGGTAATTGCCGCCGCATCGATCTGCCAGTCATTCTTCAGGTCGAGCAGCGCGGCGGTGTAGTCGGCCTGCGGCAGCTCGTTGGCCATGTCGGTTTCGCCCTGCAGCCAGAGCACGCCGCGCGCCACACAGGACGACCCGCCGAGCGCCTTCGCCTTGGTGAGATATGCCTTGGCGTTGTTGTAGGGAGCGGTGCCCTGGATATTCTGCGCGATAGCCGACCCCGACAGCGCCCAGCTCCCGGCGATCCAGTCCTGCTTCCAGCTCTCCCAAGGCTTCAGCAGCTTGCCGAGCATGTATGACGCCTGGCTGGTCGCCCCGGCCGCGACGCTCTCCCCCGACAGCGTAAGGCCGCCGATGGTGCGTACCTCCTCGACCAGCGGCGTCAGCGCCGTGGCGGCATTGTTCGGCTCGACCACATGGTCGAGCATCTTGTTGTTGAATTCCTGCGTGCTGGTGACGCGCGCCAGCACGCCGTTTTCGTCGCGCGCATAATGCCCGCGCGCCAGCGATTGACCCATCAAGGAAATGACGTTCCAGTCCTTTTGCGTCAGCACGAAATTATGCTTTTCGGGGACCATGCGGTGCGGGGTCAGCCCACCGCCAACCGCGCAAATCTCCCGCGCTATCGGCGCGCTGTCCGCCAGCCGGCCATCTGAATCGACCGCGAGAACGATGTGCCCCGGCGCATCCGCGAGCAGCGTCACCGCGCCCTGATCGCCCCAGGGCAACAGATCGGAGGTGATTGGAACGACACCAAATGACGCTTCAAGGGTAGTGACGCGCGTCTCGACAGGAGCCACCCGCGCATCGAGCGCCGCCTTGTCGCCGTGCGGCGTGACACCCTTGGTCGTCAGTGAGCCGGTAATCGTTTCGGCATCGCTGGCAGGAGCCATCAGGCCGTCGACACCATTGGTGCCATTCGTGCCGTTGGTGCCGCCCGTCGCCACGAGCTGCCAATAGGTCGTCCAGCTCGCGCCGACGCCTGGTCTGGTGGCCGCACTCGACGTGTGGTTCTGACGGCAAATGTAGGAGCCGCCGGTATCCGTCACCTGGTCATAGATGAGGTAGGCGGTTGCCGTGACCCAAGCGCCGCGCAGCGTCGGGACGACCGTGCGGTTTAGGAAGGCAGGAACGTTGATCGGTTCGGCTCTTACTTCAGTGAGCATTAGAACACCTCAGACAGTCGCGGCGGTGCGCGCCGGATGGACGCGGAATTGGCCGGTCGAAATGTGTTTCTGCACCGGGCCGAATTGCGGATCGGTATAGAGCGCCCGCATGAAGCATTCCCACGGAGCTTGCGTGGTCGTGATCGGCAAATTGCTCTCCACCGACGCCAGCGGATAAAAGATCGTCGCCAGGCCAAGCGTCGGCGCGTCCTTGTAGATGCCGTTCGAACTGACCGTGGTCAGCAGGATAAAGCGGGTCGCGTGGTTGAACGAAGGACGGGCGTAGAATTCCAGCGTGATATTGGTCAGGTCGATGAGCGATTCCGTGAGCGGATGGATCATCGGCGGCAGCGGGTCGAGCCAATCCTCACCGCGCCAGACATCGAAATGCCAGATGCGCGGCCTCTCGGTGACGATCGGGTCCGGCTCGTCGCTCATGTCGTCTCCGTCACCATCTCAGCGTTAGTTATGCGTTGCGGGAGATAGCGAACCTGCCGAATCCACCCCGACATCTGAAAGCCGCTCGCCGCCGCCCCCAGGTAAATAGGTGATGAAGGCGCAAGCAGGTTCGCCGTCTCAAGAGCGTCGGTCGCGACCGTCAGTCCATCCGCCGTCAGGGCACGATCCCCCGACTGGAAGGCGCACGACAGCTTGTGATTTCCGTAGACACTGCTGACGGTCTTACTCAGCGTGGCAGCACCGCCGTAGAGGCCGAAGGTCGTGGCGTTGCTCACAAAGAACGGGGCGGAAATGCCCACCACGTAGCCGATGATGCGAGCAGCCCCGCCTTGTGGGTTCTCTAGTTCGAGATCCATCCACCAGCTGCCAGCAGTCGCCGAGTAATTGATCGATGACGGCGTGACGTTATAGAGGTCGCCCGCCCGCGTGCCGGCCGCGCCGGCGGTTGAAATGAACGAGGTCGGACGGCTTCCCAATTCAAGCTGCGCGAAGGAAACCGTCCCTGAAACAGTGAGCGTCAAGCTCCCCGCTGTCGGCGTGAAGGTGAGCTTCACCTGGCCGGGGCCCGTACCGACCAGCGGCCCCGCCGTCGAAGCGCCCGACAGCGTGATCGTGCCCGTCCCGAAGAACGCCAGCGTGTAGACCGATGCCGTGACCGTCACGCTCTGCGTCGACAGAGCAAGGCTGTTCCATAGCAGATTGATCGCAGTCGGTTCGACCCGCAGCCCGCGCACCGCGTGGGTCGTAGGATGATAATCGACCGCGCACTGATTAGCCGGAACGCTCACCAGTGCGCCGGTAATATCGTAGACCCATTTAACGCTGCCGCTGGTCTTGGCGATGAATGACAGCCCCGACGACACCACCGTTCCAGCAGTCTTGAGCGCCACTCGCTGCGCGTCGACGGGGTAGAGGAAATCGGTCGCCCAGCCTGCCGTCCTGCCCGTCAGCAACGCCCCGCCACCAGCAACCACCGGACCGACCGAGGCCGATGTTGCTCCGACAGAGCCGGCGACGTTGGTCGCCGTTACCGTGACAGTGATGAGCGCACCCCCGTCAGTGGGCTGCAGGACATACGTTGACGATGTTGCGCCGCTGATCGCCGAGCCGGCATTCTTCCACTGATAGGCATAGGTTGGCGCCGGCGCTCCGGTCCATGTTCCCGAGGTCGCCGTCAGCGTCTGGCCGACAGTTGGCGTGCCACTGATTGCCGGCAGCACGGTGTTCACCGGCGCGATCGGCACCGAGATCGGCCCGAGCGAATTCGACGCGGCCGAGCCGAGGCCGGTCGCCGTGACGACGCAACTCATCATCGCACCGCCGTCCGCCGATACCGTCGTGTATGTGCTTGTCGTTGCCCCGGCGATATTGGTCGTGTCCCGCCGCCACTGGTAGGAATAACCGGGCGGCGTCGGCGACCATGTGCCGGTCGTGCACGATAGCACCGACCCGACCGTCAGGCTCCCCGACACGGCCGGCGGGATGACAAGCGGATCTTCACCCGGAACGTATTGCTCCTCCGTCGCCGCGTCCCAATCGTAAGCAGTCGCATCCGCCGACGCGACCGGGAACGTCAACCCGGTCTTCTCTGGCAGAAAGCTCACTTGCCCGTTGATCCAGAATGCGCCGTCGAAAGTGTCGGCCGGCTGATCCAGCTCGTCGAACGACAGGTTGACCGCCGACTGACCGATGGCATTGAGGCCGGCAAAATTTGTCCGCACCTGGCCCGACCATTTCGGATTGCGCTTGCTCATGTAGATTTTGGCAAGCCGCTGCGCCTGGCTGTTGGACGGCACCTGGTTGAGCTCCAGCGGCGCGCGGCGGATTATGCCGGCTGCATGGTCGGGATCGCCGGCGTTGACCCACGGTTCAAGGTCGTACTCCGTGAAATCTTTCGACGGCAGCATGCATGTCAGTTGGAATTCATTGACCCTATCCATTGTCGGCACGCCATGCGTGAACGACGCCTCGGGAAATCGTTCGACCGCGAGGCTCACGCCCGGCGCTTGCCAGACGCCGCCGCGCGATCCGATCAGCCCGGCCGGCGTCGTGAATAATTGCTGGTCGCCGGCTTCCAGCAACCGATGCAGCACTCTGCTGCGCGGCTCGTCGTAGGAAACCTGGGTCGCGACCCGGTAACGCTTTTCCGTGCCCCCGGCGCGCAGCGCCACGTTCTGATCGGCGAGGTAGATTTGCGGAATCCAGCTCGCCCAATCAATACGATCCCAGCTTTTGGCATAGCCCTCCGGCCAGGTGATCCAGTCGAGCACGCATAGCCGCTGGTTGTCGGAATATTCCCAAGTCGATTTATCGGTACGCCGATGCGAGCCAGACGGCGCGGGATAGCCGGCAATGGTGGGGACGTTTGGCACGCCGGCTGTCGAGCCACCATCCTTGCGCGGATCGTAAACCTTGACGCCGCCAACCATGGCGAATTCCGGCGGGCCGCCGCCGGGGTAGTTCTCATTGAAATCCTCCGCGTTGCCGGGACCGAAATAGCCGGCGACATAGGGGATGCCGCGCAGCCGATGAGCGTCCGTCCAGCCCGACCATGTGATCGCCGTACTGCGCAACTGGTCATCGGTGCCCAGGTAGAGATATGCAGCCGACTCAGCGTTGAATGTAAACTCGCTCTCTCCAATGGCTGGATTGCTGACAAGATCGGCGTCCTCAGCCCATTCCCCGTCAACGTAGAGCCGCTGGATCGAGCCGAGCTCGCGCGTGCCGAAAACGACGATCTTAAATAACGTATGCGGAGCATCGTCTAAAACTTCCAGCAGCACGACCGGGCCGGAAACCTTCGGTGCCCCGTACGTGAAAAATCGCGGGGGCAATGGCTGCTTGAACTCGAACGACTGCGACGATGGCTTCGGCGACCGCGGCGCACTAAGCTTTGCCATCGCGTAGGATGCGCCGACCACCAGCGCCGTGCCGACGCCAGCGTTGACAATTGCTGCCGTCGTGACGCTGGTTATGCCGATCATGCCGGCCACGCCGCCGACCGTCGCCGTGCCACCAGCAGCAGCCGCGCCGCCGGCCACCAGGGCGGGGATCACCATCGGCATCGGCTAGACGCTCCAGGCCGCCACGATCGAAACGTCAGAGCGGCGCGGCATCACTAGGCCAGCCTGCGACAGCATTGCCGCCGAGCCGCCGAGCAGGATCGCTCCGGCCAGGTTGCCGAAGTGCTCGCCGCCCTCCCCGCCGACATTCACGACTGCAATGTCGCCCCTTGCCCCAACGTTGGCCCGTGCGAGGCTTGCCGCGCCCACCCGCCTCTCCACAAGCCCGACCATGCCGCCCGCGCCACGGACGATCCTGGCGGCTTGCAGCATGGTCGAATAATTCCCCCGCAATCCTTCCGCAGTATCGATGTCGTGACGCTCGGCAATCCAGTCGGCCAGCCACAGCAGGCAATCGTTCTGCCCCCAGGCGAAGGGGATTGCTGCCTTGCGGTTGAGGAACCGCGAGAGTGCATCGCTGCCGAGCAGGATCATGTCGCCTCAAGCGCGGCAACCCGCTCCTCCAGCTCAGCAAGCCGCGAAGAATCGAACGATGGCCAGCGCCGCTTCACCCCGACGTTGTAGCGGTAGACGTACTCCAACCCGAGGTCGCCGGGAAATCTGGCAAGCTGCGAACCGTGCGAGAAGAATTCGAACTTCGATCCGTTCCTGTCCGCCCATTCGCCCTCACACGGTATCACCACCGACCGCTCGCTCGGCCCCTGGCCGCCATAGGTTGGAACGTCCATCCTGCCGTTGAAAAGCTGAAACCGAGTGCCGCCCGATGCGGGGATCTGCAGCGCCTCGTCAAAGAACTGTCCCCACACGATAATCGGCCGGCCGCGGAATTCCGTCTCGCTGGCGCGCACCGCCGCCACAATCGTATCGTCGACGCCCGACAGCGTGAGCGTCAGCGCGCCCGCCTCGTCATCGATCCCGCTCGGGATGTCGGAGCGCGATACCAGTTGCCCGCGCCCGAGCCACGTATGGCCGTAGGCGCTGAGGTCTCCAAACCCGTCCCAATAATACGCCGTGCCGGACAGGAACCCGACTTCGTAGAGTTCGCCGAAAAACACCGAGAGACCGCCGGCAAGGTCCGCCTGCGCACTGTCGAAGAATCCGGCCATGTCTCAGAGGTATTCTATGAACTGCAGCTCGAGCGTGGCGAAGCGCAGCATTTCGAGCGCCTGCAGTTGCTCGCTCATATTCTCGCAGCGCATCAGGCAAAAAGGCCGCGTGAATTGCACGACCTGTGTTGCTGCCGCCGCCGCCCGCAACGGCGGCCAGATATTAACGGTCGTGACCGCGCCGGCCACCGAGACGATTTCGGAAATCTCATACAGCCGCTCCGAGGATAGTCCGAACTGCTGTCCCGCCAGGATCGGCCCGCCCTGCGTCAGGTTGATAGCAATCTGCGAGGCACCCACGGCGGCAGTCGTCTCGATGGTTGCGAGAATCCGTGCTGCGTTCGGTATTTCCGGCCCTGCGTATGGCGTGCCTTCCAGGCCGTAAGTCCCGTCGAGCCTGTGCGCTACCTTCGGCGTTAGTACGCGCCCCGTGCCGGCCTCGACCGGCCACGACAATCTCTTCCCATCGAAGTTAGGCAACACCGCAGGATTAGCGCGACCCTTCAACTGCGAGCGTAGCGCCCGCAGTTCCAAGAGCTGCGCATTGGTTCTGATCGGTAGCGTCATCTTCGCCGCCCAGCGTGGCCGCGGCGAGGCGACGAACTGCTCGCCGCCGCCGAGCGCAGCACCGCCGCTCACGTCGGACTCCTGATGATAATAACCGAAGTTGCTCGGTTTCAGGCTCGCCGGCCAGGCGACGTTGACCATTAGGGCACCGAGAAACGGCGGCTGTTGTCGCGCGCCACTGCCGGCCCCCTGGCGACCGCCCGCTGCTCGGCCTGCGCCGCCGAGGTTTTGATTTTAAGATCCAGCAGCGGCGACGGCGAGGCGCTTACCATCACATCCACTCTCTGCCGGCCCGAGGCCGCGCCCGCGGCGTTGCCGGCCAGCCGCCGCGCATTGGGAATGATGATCTCGCCCCGGTGCGCGATGATCGGCATTTCTCCCGGCCGCAATCCAACCATGCCGCCTGAGGCAAAGCGCGGAGCGCCGCTCCACAGTGCCGGCGAGAACTTGCGGCCGTCGCTCTGGCCCGAAAGCCCGACCGTGCCCCCTGCCGCAAAGCCCATGATGCCCGTGGCGGTGCCGGTGCCGGTGCCGAACAACGAGCCCATCAAGGGCTTAATGATTAGCATCTTGATGGCCAGGTCTGCGATCTGGGACACCAGGCCGCGCAACATGTCGTTGAACGCTTCGCCCGCATCCTTGCCGGCCATCAAATCATGCGTGAACGTCGTTAGCGCGCTGCTCAGCAGTTGCTCGGTCACTTGCCGCATTTCCTCTGCGGCTTTCTTCTGCTCGTCAGTCAGCGCCTTGCTCGCGGCGAGCGCCTGCTCGCTCGCGGCTGTAGCATCGGCAAGCGCCTGTGCCGTTGCTCGGATCGAGGCTTCTACTTCCGGCGAGATTTCGACGCCCGCCTTTTTCAGCGCGTAAAGCTGCTCCTCCGCGAGCCGCAGCCCTTCGATCTGCGCCTGTCTCGCCGCCTCCGTCTGCCCGACCTTGGCGTTGATCTGGGCGACCTGCTTTTCAAGTTCGATCCGCCGTTCCGTCTCAACGTTCCAGTCGGCAAGGTTCTTCAGCGCCTTTGCCTGGTCCGTGAGCTTAACAGTCGTGGGAGCTCCAGCCCGCCGCGCGGCATAGCCCAGCACATCCTCGCGCGTGGCCCCGCCGCCGAGAATGGATTGGTTGGCATTGATCTGATTGGCCGAGAGGATTTGCGAGACCGGCGTTCCAGGTCTAGCTTTAAGAACAGCGATCGCGCCGCCAGCCCCCAGGAAGTGCGCCAACTGCAACGCCGCCTCGTTCACCTCCTGGCCGGCGTCAATCAGCAGCTTGGCGTTTTCCGTCGCATAGGCGCGGATCATCCGCCGGTTGGCTTCGATGTCCGTCCGCATCGCCAGGATGGCGGCGTCCGACATGCCGGCCGCCTCGGTCGCGAAATTGCGCTTGAACACCTCCAGCCAAGTACTGTCGATGAACTGGCCCGCGCCGGTCGCCGACGACAGCGGATTCTTCGCGTTGGGATCGCCGCCGCTCTCGGCCTGGATCACCCGCTCGGTAAATCCGTCGATCGCGTCGGCGGCCTTTTCAAGTGCCGCTTCCAGCGGCGTGCCGCCCAGCAGGGAAAAATTCAGGCGCTGTGGCGAGGTCAGCCAATCGCCGCCGCCAGGGCCGGGGACATTCGCAAAGCCCTTAACTATATCGCTGGCCTTCTGAGCGTCGGTCCCCACTTTTGCAAACGCATCAGCCAGCCCCGTACCGAGGCTTACCGTCAGGTCGCTGACCAATCCTTTTTGCTTGGCTAGGATTTCATTCCAGGCATCCATAACGGCCTTGACGTCTTCGGCCTTTGCCTTGTGCTGGTCGATGGCCGTCGACAGATTATTGAAGGCTTTTTGCAGCTTCGCAGCATTTTCGGTTTGGCCCATTGATGACAGACTGGCCAAAAATAACGTCATCTGCGGACGCAGCTTTTCGATAGCGTTAGCTGAGGTTTCGTAAGCGTCGGCAATGGCTATTTCAAAACCAAGCTGCCTTTGAGCTTCGTCCGCCGCCTTGCGGTGCGCGTCTGCAATGCGCACTAACGCCGGAAACAGCGCGCCATATTTCTTCGCCAGATCCTCGAGTTCGTCCGATTGCTTTTTCAGGGCCTCGGCTGCTTCCTTGGCCTTCTCCTTGCTGCTGGAAAAATATGAGACTGCCAGAGGCAATAGAACCCCGAACGCGACCACCGCAATATTGAGCGGAGTGATCATTTGGCCGAACGCTGAAGCCAGGGAAGAGGCACCCTGGCGCAATGACTGGCCCGTCATCTGCTGCGCGATCTGGCCGAGCTGCACCTGCACGGCGCGGATGCCCTGCCCCGATGCCAGGCCGGAAAAGATATCGTTCAACTGGAATTGCAGGATCTTGGCGTCGTTGGCGATGGCCTGCGACGACTTCTTGAAATTGCCCTCGATGACCTTGCTCGCTCCACCTCCTTTGCCGATGCCGGAAACGGCCTTCTCGGCCGCTCTGGCCGCAGTCTCTGTGGAGCGCACCGCGCTCTTCAATGCCGCTTCATATTCCTTCAGGTTGGCGCGCAGCGTTACAACGACAGCGGCGTCATCGGCAGCCATGCGTCAGCCTTTCAGGATCGCATCGCGCACGGCGCGGCGCATGCGGGTTTTGACGCGCCGGCGGTTGGCCCGGAAGGCCGGAAGCATGTACGGTTGTGCAGGCATCTTCACCGTTCCGAATTCCAGTAGCCGCGCCACCTGATAGGTATCGGCCTCGGTCGATTTGTCGCCGGCAGTCATGGCAACGTAGAGCCCGCCGCGCTTGCCTTCCTTCACGCCGTGGTGACGGATGGAATCGCGCACGTCGCCCTCATCCACCGGCACCCTGAGCCTGGCCCCGGCGAGCATAAGCTCAGCACCTTCCAGCATGGCCCGTTCGAGCTCTGCTCTGACCGCCTTGGGGATCTCGTCGACCAGCCGCCGCCTGACCTTCTCAAGCCCGGTTGGCATTTGCCCTCGCGTCCTTGAGCGTCAGCGGCGCGAGCGGCTGCGCCTGCATCCAATCCCAAATGTCGTCCGCCTCGTCTTCCGACATGCGCTCACGCGGCGAATGCGCCTCGCTCCACGCCTCGATCACTGCGAAATATTCGCCAAGGCTGAGCTGCTTCGCTTCGCTCGGCTGGATGCCGGCGAGGAGGCCGACTCCGACAAGCTCGATGAAGTCCCATTGCCCGTCGCGATCCTCGACAGCGCGGCCGTCGCCTCTTCCACGACCTGCTTTTTTTTTGCGTATTCGTCCATGCCCGCCCAGGCCGATCCCATGATGTCGATGGCCA